CATGACCTTATTCATGAACTGTTTGGTAAAAGCGTCAACAACCATAGCGAATCTCCTTCTCTCAACTTTCATGTAGAGAATATCAAATCATGGCAGGTTTGTCAAGAGGTTTTTTAGGTTATTTGAAAATTTTCTTCTAGAAAAGATTCCATCTCATAGTCAAGGTCATGATTCACCTCAACCTCGTTCAGCATGAACGCTGGTGTGATACCATCAAAAGCACCACCATTTTCTAGAAACCATGCATACTCTTCTGCATCGTCTTCAAAATAATAAAAACTGACAAACTGTTCAGTCAGGTGTTCATATACACCCCAGAACTGGTCACCAGATTCGTCTTCAACCAAAAAATGTGAATATCGTTCCATTACCTTTTCCACTTCATCAACCTATCATAAAACTTTTTGTGAAACTCTTTTATTTCTTTATCAAGTTGTAATCTTCTAGCTTCTAAGTCATCCACATCATTCCAAAGGGAAGATGTATTTGCTGTCATACCTTTAGACTCCTAAACTTGTCTTTGGTTGTAGAATTATTTATTGATTTGGGTATTTGCCCACTATCAACAATATCCATCTGTGCTGTATTTTCTACATCATACAACTTCATCTTTGCTCTGTCAATACCCACAACAAATCTTTTATTCACTGTAGGGTCATTATATCTGTTCTTCAACTGCTTGACCATAAGTTGACCAAGTTCTTGTAGTTCTTCAGTAGAGATTAGAGCAAACATAAAGTCTGCTGTTGCTGGCAAACCAAAAGACTCTGAAGTATCTTCAAGACCGATATCAGAACTTACGAAGCCACTTCTAGTAGTCTGAGTAGCAGAAACCACAGGAACATCATACTCAACAGCAAGCCCACGAAGTTCTTCAGCAATAGCCTTGACATATGTGTATGAGTTTACAGATGCTCCAGGCTTGATACGAGAAGACATACAGATATTCAGATAGTCAATGAAGATAATATCTGGCCTAAATGACTTCTTTAGGTTCAGTTCATTTAGAAGAGCCTTGAAATGGATTGAACCAGCACCAGCAGTTGGATACTCTTTCACAATCAGTTTACCAGTTGTCTTGTTCTTGATATTCTCAGCCTTCTTCTGATACATCTCCTTTGGTAGATTCATCAAGTCATCAAATGTGATATTCATTAGATTGGCATCAATACGCTTTGCTACTTCTTCTTCAGCAAGTTCTAGAGTGATGTAAAGAACGCTTTTACCCATAGAAAGGCAAGAAGCAGCAACATGGCACATGAATAGAGACTTACCCACACCAGTCCCTGCGAGAGCGATGTTGAGCGTTTTCTTTGGCAATCCGTTCTTTGTGATTTTGTTGAAGAAGTCCAAGTCAAAAGGAATCTTCTCCAGAACCCTATGATAGTAGTCATATCTGTCCTCATACTGTTCAAGATAGTCATGGCCAACATTTGGGTCAAAAGAAACACCAAGAGCATCAGTCAACAACTGTGGGATAGCACCCTTTGTGTTGGTGCTATCCTTATTGTTCATAATGTCAATTGACTTCATGATGGCATGATAGATTGCTTTTTCTTGACAGAACTTTTCAGTACTATCAACAAGCCAATCCATATTCGTATCAATGTCATCTTTATGAAGTTCTTTGACAGTATTGACTATCTGTTTTACTTGGTCTTCTTTGAGATGAGCAATAGAGTCTACTTCAATCAGCAAAGCATCAACAGTAGGTATGTTATTATACTTTACAATGAAGTCTTTGATTTCATGAAATAGAACTCTATCTTCTTCTACAGTGAAATACTCATCTTTGACAAATGGCAGAATCTTTCTAGCATATTCCTCATTCTTCAATAAGTTCTTCAGTATCGTCTGTTCGATTCTCATTCATTGCCTCGTGTTCTGCGATGTCAAGTAGCATTTTGTTCAGAATAAGCCCAAGCACTTGCTGGAACTTTGGGTCTTTTTCTAGAACTTCTTTCTTTCTGAAGTTACCAGTATCAAGTATCTTATACTCAAATTTCATAGTAGCTGTTTCATCTTCATTCTCAACTACATGTAATTTCTGATAATGATACACTACTCCTTTGTAAGAGTCAAGTAAAATTTCAATGGGAACTGTATCTAGTTTCATATCATCTCTGAATTTGAAATCTCTTCCTTCAATCATTCTTCTATCTCCTCTGGCTCAGGAGCAAATGGTGCTACAGAGTTACCAATCGCATAACGCTTCTTGATATAGGCCTTGAAGTCTGTTTCCTTGAATAGCTTATCCCAGAACTCACCATTATCAACAATGTCACCTGCTCGCATCTTGTCACCAATCATTTCACCTGTAGAACGATTGACTAGCTGATACCAGCCATTTGATGGCTTTGCTAGATACTCACCTTCTAGAGCAGCATCAAACAGACCAGACCACTTATTGATGCCACCATCAAATGTGACTGTGATTGGAATCTTGGACTTTTCTTTCACATAGCGAGACTTGTCGATGTTAATGATAAAGTGATATCCCTTGATTTCCTTGCCATCCTTCTCTTGCTGGCGACCAATAATCCAGACATTATCGGCTGAGTACATGATGCCAGTGCCACCAGATACAACATCTTTTGGGAACATACCAATCTCTTTGTATGTGTGATTGATAGCAATGAGTGGTAGGTCCTTTAGTGTCAAGTGTGGTGTGACCATACGGAAGAATGACTTGAATGCCTTAGCCCGTGACATATCAGCAACAGACTTACCATCAATAGCATCATCAACTTCTTTCTTAGATGCCAGATTGCCGATAGAGTCAATGACTACACATACACGGTCACCACGCTCAATGTTCTTCAACTGTACCATCAGGTCGTGCTTGAGTTGTTCAACATCAGTAACGGGTGTATGAATAACACGCTCAACATCAACACCGAAGGTATCAAAGTATGCTTGAGGTGTACCAAACTCTGAGTCATAGAATAGCACAACACCGTCTGGATACTTCTTCTGATAAGCTGCGGCCATGATTAGAGAGAAAGCAGACTTGAAGTGCTTTGATGGTCCAGCAAGAACTGTGACACCAGGCGTCAAGCCACCATCAACATCACCAGATAGTGCGACATTAATCATTGGCACATCTGTCTGAATCATATCTTTTTGCCCATATATCTTGGACTTATTCAGAATCGCAGTATCAGCAATACTGGAAGTCTTCTTTAGTTTATCAAGTAGTTTGTTCATTATCTGGTTCCTCTAATCTAACAATATCATTTTCTTCACATATCAAACCTTGCTGCACTTCAATAGCAACAACAGCATTATTGCTTACGCAAGTAACTTTGTGTTTTTGACCAACTCTTACTACAAAATGTTCTCCTTGCTCTGCTGTAAATGTTTCACCATCTAGTAGTACTTCTGCTTTACCAGTAGTAATAATCCAGTGTTCATCTCTGTGATTATGATACTGATGGCTAATAGACTGGCCTGGATATATCACAAGCCTCTTGACTTTGAAGTTACGCCCATGTTCTAGGACATACCATTCACCCCATGGTCTTTTCATATTACACTCCTTTATTCAACAGGTAGTGTGATAGTAGTATTGTTTGCAGACTTTTTCTTTCTAGGCTTTCTAGTCTTTTTAGTAACCTGTTCAAAGTCAAGAAACTCCATATCACTACCGTCTTCTTTATTTTTCATACTCATATTGAACGCAAGTAATAGCAATACAGCCAGCGGGTCAAATACGAATATAAGCAACAGTATAACATATCTGATAGATTTGTCAAGTACATCTTTACCAGATTCTTCAAAAATTAGTTCAGCAACATACTTGATTGGACCAACTTCTGCTTCAAGACCAACTCTTTCAATTTCAAGTTTTGACTTTTCTGCTTGTAGTTCCTGAATGCTATTCAGTGCAGAATCAATCTGGGCTTGAATAGCATCTCTCTGTTCTTGCTGTGCTTGTCTGACTGCAATAGCACCATCTTTGCCACGAATGCGCTGTGATTCAGTAAGAACTTGAACAGCACTATCAAGTTGGTCTAGAACTGTCTGGTTGCTGTCAATACGCTTTTGTTCTCTATCAATCTTGGTATCAATAGCAGCCATTTCAATCTGCATATTGTTTGTATCAAGAGTTTGTTCAATGTGTGCTTTAGATAAGAAGCCAAAGATACCCATTGAAGTGATGAACATTAGCACGAATATGGCCATCATAAAATATGTCTTGACTAGAAATGGTGTTCTATTCCAGTTTTGATATAGCCAAGAGATAGATACAAGTTTACCTATCTCTAATGCTGAACCCATGATAATAACTGGAATGACTGAAGCAGCAAAGATTGCGGCCAGACCAACAATAGAATACCAAGCAGCAATAGCAGAGATTGCTAACCCAGTAATCAATACTAGGTAGTTTAGAAATTTGTTTTGCATTTTTCTGAGTTCCTAACCGAAGAAGTCCTCTAGACTTGCTACCTTCTCAGTACGCCAACCAATACTATCAAGAATAATCTTCAGAGGTTCAACAAAAGACTTCTCAAACTGTGTATCATAGTCAATATATTTATCTAAATCAAACTCTTCTGGAATAGAGTATGGGAAAGAGATAATATTGCTCTGAATAGTATTTGGTTCTTTCAAGTAAATGAACTTGACTTTCTCACCCTCTTTGATTAGTTCATGCTTCTTTGTTAGCTTCAGCTTCTTCACCATGTGATTGTAGATGAGAGAACCACGCACATGAATAGGGCAGCCTTTGCCATAGATATTTGTCGCATCAGCAAACTTCTGAAGCCCATTCACACCACGAGGAAATGAAATATCTGAGATTGGCAAAGTCTTGAACTTCTCTCTGCATTCATCAATGTATTTGATGATTGTTTCTTCATCAGTGTTCAGAATAATATCAATAGAGTTCTTCAGCATTTCACGGCAAGCAGATGGTGTAGATGACTTAATCATCTCTAGGCCCATCACCTTTACTTTTGGCTTGGCATACTGTACACCTTCATTGTTGTGTACATTCATGATATAGCGTTTCTTAGCAGTCCAGATGCCTTTATCAGCTAGACCTTCACGCTTCATGACCATCTTTTGTTCAAAGACGTTAAGATACTCAGCAAGGCGCTGGTAGGTCTCATCAATAAAAGGTTGAACTTTAGCTTCACAGACCTTATCCATGTATTGGATGACCCTCTCTGTTGAAGCAGAAGCATCCTTTGCTTTAATAGTGCGCTCAACCAATCTATCAAGAGAAAGGTAGATGCTATCCGTATCTGACGCAATAACATAATCTTGATCCTCCGTTTTCAATAGAGTGTTCATCCACTCGTTTATGTGTTTTTCAATCCAGCGAATGACAAGCTGGCCTGATGTTGTGATAGCAGATGCTTGGCGCACATCAAAGAACCTGAAGTACTGGTTGCCTAGCGCACCATAAGCCGAGTTCAGTGAAACCTTCTTGGCTAGCTGAAGATTGTTATAGCGTGAGATTCTTTTCTCTATCTCAAACTTATTGTCGGTTGCTGTTTGAAGTTCTTTCTGTGATTCAATCATCATTCTCTTGTACTTTGACCTGTCATTGTACATAGTCTCCATCAGTTCAGGTAGAAAGCCCTGCTTCTCTGTGCTGAAGAAATGCCCATTTGGTGTCAGTGTCTTGTCCTTGAGCATAGATGTATCAACTTTTTCGTCAAGCAAATCGTCAATGCTCACATTCCAATGCTCACCTTCAATGAGTGTTTCTGGTGAAATATTGAACTGCATAATCAAGTGTGGATACAGACTGTTCAAGTCAAATGAAGCAACCCAGTTGTGCATACCAATAATTGGATCTTTTACAAAGGCACCGACATAAGCCGCATCTTTTTTATTGCTTTGATTTGGTGGAATAACCATATTCTTTTTGCGAAGATGATTGTAGATAATGGTATCCCACATGCGAACTTGAGCGAATACATCATCATAGTTACACTTATTGTCATAGGCCAAAGTCAAAGCCATTTCAATCAGCTTCAACTTATCTTCTAGTCTGTCAACAAGTTCAACGTCTTTGATGTTATACTCAATGAAGAGTTGATAGTTATCACGATATAGTGTGTGAAGATTACCATACTCTTCATAAGATAGTTTGCGCTCACCAAGTTCTACATTGGCAATGCTATCTAGCTTGTAGCTTTCTTGTGATTTTCCATTAGGAGCAAACCAGCGATATAGTTCCAAGTAGTCTAGTGATGCGATGCCAATAAACCTGTAAGTATTGAAAGTTCTACCAGCAAGTGATACTTGTCTATCGTTTATCTTATTCCAGGGTGAAAGTCTCTCAGCCCATTCTCTACCAATAAGTTTTGTGATACGATTTACCAGATATGGAACATCAAAGAGTGAAGTGTTCCAGCCAGTGATGATATCTGGATGGTTACCAGACCAAGTGTCAATGAACCTCTTGATGAGGTCAATCTCATCACGGCATTTGATGTACTGAACATCGTCTCTGTCATTACGAAACTCACCACAACCAAATACGAAGAACTTGTCTTTCATCTTCATTGTGATTGCTGTGATTGGCTCTGATGCAGTCTCAGGCTCAGGAAAGCCATTCTCTGAACCCACTTCAATGTCAATGTTGACGATGTTGATTGAATCCATATCCCAGTCAATTGTGTCTGGATATGTGTCTGCAATGAATGCATACTCAAAGCGATTGTTGCCATATATCTTCATGCCGCCAACATCTTCATATTGATTGAAGAAGTCTCTGGCGTCTTTGATATTACCTGGCTTGATTTCAGAAACATATTCACCATGAATAGTGGTGAACTCTGTAGGTTCTTTAGATGACACAAAAAGAGAAGGGTGATAGTCCACCCTTCTGCTAATCTTTCTGTCGTTTTCTATACCTCTATAAAGAATTTTTGAACCATACACTAGAACATTGGTATAGAAGTTTTTCATATATGTTATTACTCTCCTGGCATAATGAGTCTTGTCGATGGCGCAATGATGCCACCGAAGATTGACTTGTACTGTGTGACAAGTTCAGTTATAGGATTCATTATACACAAAATATGAGATTTGTCAAGCATTACTTCCTTATCTTCAGAAAATTCTGCAAAGGGTGCAAGCCCAACTTGAGGTGTTGTCGGGTCAGCCTTTGATGCCCCCATAACAACAACTCTTAGTGCGTTCTTTAGTGTTAGGGTGTCTGCGCCTTCTTTAACTTCAGCGATAACGTCCATACCATTGAATAGTTTAACCAGTTTTACGTTTGACATATCAATCCTCAATTTCTGCTAGATAATCATATACACCAACAGTAATCCACTTCTCAGGTGTAAGCGTCACTGTATTACCACTCTCTGTCTTATAGACATACTTGTTTTCATGGTCAAGAACTTTGGCGACCATTTCCCACTTGCCATCATAGGCCCTTTGCTTAAAATCAACTTGAGTGTAGTTCATTAGTCAACTCCTTAATATCATCTTGTAGGTCTTGAAAGCCTGTATAGTACTTGAAGATATTCTTAGCTTTCACTTCAAGGCCATGAGCAAAGTTATCAGTTTCTCTAATACCAAATGAATAGAACGTCTTAGTTTCAT